ACACCGGCAGAGGGAGTGGGCTTCGGCTGAGAAGAATCAGACATTTGTTTGGTTCTTAGGTCCGAAGATTTTTTACACACCGCCCGAATACACCTTCAGTGTCACAAGTGGGACACCGACCAGCCACACCGCCCACCACGGCACATACAGAGACACATATTGCAGAATCACAAAGAACACAACCATATGGATCGCGGCAGCCATCATACCCGAACCGATACTCAGCAGCACACCCGGTGACAGCAGAAAGAAGAGGTAGGCAGTGGTGAAGATATCGTACATTTGTGTTCTTGCGGAGAAAGGACTTTCAAAGGAACCGAGGGAACAAGTAAATGCCCCGCACTGAGCTCCCTAAGCGCGACGAGGACGGACCCATCGACTACCTCGACGAGGACCCGGAGATCCCGACGCAGAAGTACTGCGTGGTGTCTTTTATCAGTCCGGAGAAGGTGATCAAGCAGAAGGAGGAGTTCTTCTTTGAGAAGTTCGTCCAGTGGATGGACTACGAGTGGAAGGTCAAGGGAATGGAGAGCTTTATGGCATTCCTGTCCAAGAAGTACTCGATCAAGATCGATGATCTCCTGAAGGATGCGAATGACTTTGTTGGTGTGCGCAAGGATGAGGTCAAGAAGACGGACATCCACGAGCAGTACCAGATCTTCCTTCTGAAGAATGAGAAGGAGCTCCAGGAGACGTATGACAATCAGGTGGATTTCCGCACGAACATCCGCGGTGTCAAGGTCCGCCGTTCGTTTGCCACGGTGGAGGAGACGCAGATGTTTGCCAAGATCCTTCAGCGTCGCTACCCGAAGGACAATCTCTACATCGGTAAGGTCGGTGCGTGGCTGCCGTGGGATCCCTCGGAGCACCTGATGCCGGAGGTCGAGTATGCCGAGAAGGAGCTGAACGAGCTGATGCGCAAGTACAAGGAGAACGAGTCCAACAAGGAGCTCTTCTTTGCCGAGCAGCGTGAGGAGTCCATCAAGGCGCAGAAGGAGGAGAACGAGAAGCGTCGCAAGGCGAACGCGGCTGAGAAGGCGCTTGAGGATGCAGGTGTCAATCGCGCCAATACGGGCGGTGCTGCTCAGCTGGAGGATGCGTCCAAGCCGGTGCACCCGTCTGAGGGAGCTTTTCGCGACTAAACATAAATGGGTGATCGAGTCATCAAAACTGCGAAGGGTTCTCCGGTTCCCCAGGGATGGAGTATTGTAAGGTCCACTCGGACAACGCAGTATATCAAGAAAGATCAAGCTGCTCCTGTTCCTCAGGATGAGTTTGATCAGCTGTTAGCGGCTTTTAGTTCATTTGGAATTGCGGCACAGGTCGTTCCTGCTGCGGATGTTGCAATGGATACATCAGGTGGAAAGTTTACTCGCCACCGGTCTTCTTCACCCAAATGGAAGGCGGGCCGTTCTTCTTCCTCATCGAAGCGGAATTATACTCGTCGGCGGCGAGCATAGCTGACTGGAATGGTCGGTTATCAGCCCATAAGGTCTGATCGCATAACCGGAACGGCGGGTGCTCTGACGCTTTGTACCAAAAGACCTGATCATCGAGCTTGTTGGAGGACACATTGTTGCAAATGACCAGACCCTCGTAATTCTCCGTGCACTGGTCCATAAAATCACAAAACATCTCAAACGTAGGAAACATACCGGCGTAATTCTCGTAAATTCTACGACGATTACCTAGGATATTCTCGCGCAGAATGAAGACGAAATCCACGTTGGTACGCAGATTGGGTGTGATACCAAGCGGGTACTGCATAGTGATGATCGTCATCATATCCAAGTGACGACCGTTCATAAAGACAAAACGAGTTGACTCTTCGTTGATCCACTCCTTGGCTGCGTAGAGACAGTCGTCCAGAATCAGGAACGCACGAGGATCAAACGGCTGTCCACTTGCCTTGGACTTCAGAAATCGTTGTTTGGCAGCAAACTGGCGCTTGATAAATGCCTGGACCTTTGCAGGTTCATATTTATCGTGAATCAGCTTGGAAGGCACAAAAGACTGGAAATACTCGTTCACGGCTTCTGTGGGCGAGATTACCATTCCTGCCGGAAACGAGTCCTGAACGTTAAAAAGAAGATCGCGAGCCAAGAAAGATTTCCCCGTATCCTTCTTTCCGATGATGACGATCATAGGACTTTTGCGAGAGTCCATTCCACATCGTTCTTTGATCATCTCCATATTGAACTTTTTCAGATTGAAGTTCTGTGTCATCTTGTTCTCACCGTCGTTTATTTTTCATCATTCATCGCCGAGACAGTTCATAATGGGAAAGGATTTGAGAACTACATCTGTCCAGATGAAAATTCATCGGATGCCTCGACTCGATGGAGCGCCCTGGTCTATGAAGACGATGCAGCCCTTCTTCCCGTGCCTTGAAAAGCTGTTCAAGACGGAGAATCTTGCAAATGTGAATGACTATGGTGTGAAACTGGACTATCCGATTGATTCGATTGTTGATGCACACCACGTCAAGGTTCTGGGTCTCGTGACGCCTGTTCACCGCAAGACCACTATGATTCTGTCTCCCTTCAAGACGATGCGCGGAGACTATGGTGCATTTGGTGTCCCCAAGCGCACTGATATTGCAAATGACCTCCAGGAGCGGATGCAGAGCCCGCACACAGCTGCTTATGTGGGCGCCATTACGTCGATTGCTCTGTCTGAGTCCGGCTGCCAGCATTTCCCGAAGGTGTATGGTGTCTATGTGGGTCTAGCTGCAACGCACACCATCGACATCTCGGATGACTATGAGGAGCTCACCGAGAAGGGTTGGTTTGCCGACAAGATCGGCAAGACATTTGAGCTGAAGCTTCGGACAGCGGGTCACGATGCTGAGTTCTCTCACACACGTCGTGCTCGCCTTGCGGTCGAAACTGCAGAGGAGATTGATCTAGGTGAGATCGATGATGTGGATGCTGATCACGTCAGCAATCCGGATGAGGATGGAAAGGTGGAGGCTTATGATGTTGCGTCTTCCGGATCCCCGGAGATGGAGGATGATGAGTCGGACGAGGATGATGTGTATGACATCGAGTCCTGCGCCTGCTCTGATGGAACGGACGACGAAGAGGGTGAGGAGGATGAGCCCGAGCCGTTTGCGTGGGCTACGTTTACGGATGTGCCCGTTGTCACCACTGTGATGGAGCGTTGTGAGGGAACTCTGTACGAGCTTATCAAACAGCATCCTGAGCCCGAGAAGCACGTTGCGTGGTTCTCACAGGTTGTGTTTGCTCTGGCGTTTGCCCAGCGGAACTATGGATTCACTCACAATGATCTCCACGGAAACAATGTGATGTACATCAAGACCAACCAGACACATTGTCTTTATGCCCACGGTGGCGTATACTACAAGGTTCCGACATTCGGATACTTGATGAAGATCATTGACTTTGATCGCGCGATTATCAATCTTCGCCTGGTCGGTCTGAAGGAGCCGAAGACCTTTATCAGCAATCAGTTCCAGGAGGATGAGGAAGCGGGCGGTCAGTACAATATGGAGCCGTTCTACAACAATAAGCACCCTCACATCGGTGCGTCATCTTCTTTTGATCTGGTGCGTCTGGCTACGTCGATCTTCTGGGATATGTTTCCCAAGGGACCGAAGCATGAAGTTGCACACCCGTTGTTTGGGCTCTTTTTGCAATGGATGAAGCAGACAGATGGAACATCAGTGATGTTCCGCTCAAAGATGGATAATCACGATCGCTACCACGGATTTGATCTGTACAAGGCGATTGTGAGGTATTGTGTAGATTCTGCAGTGCCGAAGAAGGAGATTGGACGGATGGTTCAGTATCGCGCCACACCGTCGGCTGCTCAGCAGGGTGATGCGTTGGTTATTGAAGCATAATGACTATGACCATTACAATGGAGATCTATGATCGAAATGGAGATCGCATTGACACAGATTACTGTGAAAAGCGCGAACAAGACCACGCGAATCTATTTGTCTTGCCAGATGATGTTGTTCTTGAGCTAGGAGCCCGATATGGAAGCGTATCTGTTGTTATTAATCGAAAGATTTCGAATCCTTTGAATCACGTGGCAGTTGAGCCAGATTTTAGAGTTTGGGATTGTCTCAAGAAGAACAGGGATATAAACAACTGTAAGTTTCATATCTTGAAAGGCGCCATCTCAAAAAAGCCCGTCGCACTTGCACTGGAAGACAGTCCTGATTACGGAACAATGACCGTAAGTACATCAGAACCGACGAGTGTTCCTACATACACACTTGAAGAGGTTCAAGATCTGTATGGACTTAAATTCACCACTTTAATTGCCGACTGCGAGGGATTTTTAGGTACCTTTTTTGAAGAAAATCCTTGGATGTATGATCAGTTAAATACAGTTTTATATGAAGCTGATCAACCTCAAGTATGTGATTATGACGTCATTGCAAAAAATCTCAGAGCGCACGGATTTACATTGCTATGGTATGGATTTCACTGGGTCTGGAAGCGGTATCCACTTCCTGGTGATGGCTAAGCACACGATGGGCTCAATCCAGTTTTCTGCAAGAAGGCAGAATTCACACCATACACATAGTGCAGGATCTCGCCTGCAACAAACCACGCGATCAGCGATTTCCACCACGAAATGTTAAACAAAAAAGACGTGAGCAGTGCGGCTACAATCGTCATCCTACGCGAATCCAAAGATTCTCGTTGCGTGAACACCTTTTCCTGGTTCTCCAAGTGCGTTTGCATACGGACAGCCCATTTACGATTATCTACACCTATGAAAAGAATGCCGAGCGCAGAGGAACTTCGTGATCTTTGTCAGTTGGATGTCTTTATTGAGACTGCAGTTAGAACTGCATGCTCTAACGCCCGGGCGGGAGATACGTGTCACGTGGTTGAGGTTCCTGAAACCTTGTCTTTGGATACTGT